CAACTGTTACAATACCAGGGCATAAGCGGCACCCGTATGGCCAACCTGTTTGTACCCCTTGGCACCATACTTGCTGTTGGTGATGGCGTGACAGCGGGCGAATCTGCTTGGGTGGTTGTAACCACCCGCAGCACCAGCTTCCAGCTGGAAACAGTTTTACGGGAGGCGGTACCATAGGCATACCCGATGTGCCGCCGGCCATAGATGCCGAAGAATTGTTGTACAACACGCTTGTGTTGTGGTTTGATGACGACCACCCCGATTGGCAAGTAAAGGTGGCCCGTGCAAGCAGCAACCGTGGCTTTGAGCCGCCATTGGTAACAGTACGGGAGTTAAGTGTAAACACCAAAGTGTTGGGCAGCTTGGGCGATATGGACGAAATCGAGCACTTGTGCGAGGTGCGGGTGTTTACGCACACGGTTGCACAAAAGCACCAGGTTACTGAATACTTGCGTGGCAAGCTTGATGCTAACCAAAAGTTGTCTTGGGCGTGTTGGCTTAAAATCGGCCAGGTTGTAAACAACGACAGCCTATCGGTGGCGGAAGATATATACCAGGATACCATTAACATTACACTCACCAGGTTTAAAACCACAGGAGGCACATAAACGATGACATGCGAATACATACGAGGCGCAGACGGCGCAATACACATAATACCGGAGGCAACGCCAGGCGTAACACCCACAGCCACGGACGCTTGGGTACCCCTTGCGATAAACAAAGGCTTCCGGCCCGTGTTTGCACCAAACGAGATTGAGGTTACGGGTGTTGGCAGCCGCCGATATTTGGCACGGGTTGATGGCAATCGCACCATAACGGTGCCGACTACCATACACCCTGTGGCACAATCGGTGTTTTTGCTGTTGCTTACAATGGCTTTGGGCAGCAACACCGGCACAACCGAGGGCAAGTTGCCAACTGCAAGCATTGAGGCAACAGCAACCAACAATGGAACACATGTGGGCAACCTGTACAACATGCTTAAACTCCGCAACCTATCCTTGGCTTATGAGTGGGGGCAGCCGCTTACCATGGAGGCCGAGTTTATGGGCCAGGCGGTACAGGAAACCGATGTGCCACAAACATATACGGGCTTCCAAAACATAAGCATTGGCGGGTACCAACCGTTGGCAGCTGATGCCAAACCGTACAGTTTTGCAAACATGGAACGGCCAACTGTGGATTATGGCAGCGGGCCGGTACAACTGCCAAGCGTGGGAGATTGGCGGCTTGCCATAGAAAACACGCTTGTGGAGGTGCCTGGTGCCGTGGTTGGTGCGGATACCGTAACATATCCTTGGCCCGAGTGCATAGCCGAGGAGGGCCAAACCATAACGGTGGAGGCTACGATAACACCACGCACCCTGGAGATTTACAAGCGCATGTTGGCCAGGACGCACCGCATAACCAGCATGGTTGTGGCCATAAACCACCCCGTTGGCAGCGGCGGGTTCGCGAAAACCACGCTTACCTTGCAAAACGGTGGTTGGGTGTTGGGCGACTTCACCCTGGAAGAGTTGGTGCTGATGCGCCAACCATTGCGTGCCACCTTCCAAAGCGTGGTTATGGCATCGGTGGTGTAATCATGGTGGAACATTTGGTTGTAATAGATGGCGAAGACGCAGGGCAAACGCCGTTGTTGGATTTGCACCGGTTGATAAACGAACACAAGGAAACCACAACATTGGTGTTCCAACCCCAGGGGTACCGTGTTGTGTTGTGCCGGCCCTCGTTTATGGCGGTGCTATCGGTGAACGAACACTATGGCGATATGTTAAACCAGCTAACACCCGAGGTGGAAGATTTGTTGGCCAAGCAAACCACGGGCGTGGTGTTAAGCGAGGACGAGTTGCGGTTGGCAAACGCTTGGAACAACCGCCTCATGCCCTTATCCAACCACATGGTAGCATTGTGCTTGCACGAGCCAAAGCTTAAACCGGACGAGGTTGCGAGTTGGTTGGCTACGCTGGCACCAAACCAGCTGGAAAAACTGTACGATGTGGTAACGGGCTTTGTTAAGCCTGACGATGCGGAGATATCCGATTTAAAAAACTGATGTTGGCCGGTGAAACCGAAGCCCTTGTGCGCCACATGGGGGCGTTTACCGGCCTCGACATGAACACGGCAACACGGCGGCAAGTAATGGCCGTGATACTGTACGCCAACATAGAACAACGGCGTGCGTTACAAGGTGGTGGCAACACATGGCAGACGAAGAGTTAATCGTGGAAGCACGGTTTGATGACGATTACACGCAAAAGGCCAAGGCGGCAACAGCTGCAACACATGATATGGCAGACGGGTTAAATAACACACAAGCAGCGGCCCAGGCGGCCAATGTTAGCTTCCTTGCCACCATGAAAAGCCTTGATGGCCTCAAAAGCGGTTTTGATGCGAACATAAGGGGTATGAGCGAGCTGGGCATCATAGGCGAAGATACGGTAATGAAGATGCGCCAGGTTTCCGCCGCCCTGGATATTGTAACGGGCTCCACCAAGATGGCGATTGCTGCCAAAAAGATGTTGGCAACTGTAAACTTTACCGAGGTGTTGCCAAGCCTGGTTGCGGTTGGGTTGGCAGCTGCAAGCCTTGCAGCAGCATACCTGGCGGTTAATAGTGCGAGCAAAGAGCAGCGGATTGTATTCAGCGCACTCACAGGTGTAACAATGGGCCTTGCTGTTGCCAAGTTTTTGTTGGCCACGGCGGAAATATCATACAAAACGGCTTTGACGGCAGGGGTGGCAGCGGCCACGATTGCCGCAGGCATCACTTATGCGGTCGCAAGCATGAACTCTGCCAAACAAAGTGCCATGGACTTGCCAGCTGCGCAAACCAGCGAGGGCGAAGGGCGGTTTGTACGCCGCACCGGCCAGGCCGTGGTACACGAGGGTGAGGTAATAAGCAGGGCTGATGTTTCCTCGCCTATGGCAGCGCACCGGCATAAAACCCAACCCGAAACAACCATAATACTTACGGGCACGCATGTTGTGACCGATGCAATCGGGTTGCGTGCCTTGGCCGACACATTGGGCCGGCATGTAACAACCAGACAAACACGGGAGGTGGCATAGGTTGGCGTGGACACTAACTGATGGCTCCAACAATGTGGTGTTAGATTACCCGACAATCTATGACCAGGGTAAAACGCCCAGGCGGGTGGAGGTGCCGGTTATAGGCCGGAATTGGAACCGGTTACATCACGATGGCGCAAGCGCATTAAGGGTGGAGGTGGAGGCGGTGTTGTGTGATACCACCCCAAGCGTGTTGGAAGACCGTGTAAACCGGTTGCGATTGTGGCAGGCTGCTGGCACCCGTTTAACCTTATCTGCGCCAGGCGAAGCCTATTACAACGGGCTCGCCCAACTCACCATACTTGGGTTGGCTGCGCCACGGGAGATTGGCCGGCTAACTAACAGGCGGGTGAGCCTGGTGTTGGAACGCATGCAGGAGGATTAATTGTGGCGGAGCCTTGGGTGCGTATTGTGGTTGGTGGCATATCGTATGCGCCTGGTTCCCGTTTGGTAGATTACACCATGAGGGAGGCGTTGCATGAAACGGGCATGTTGGTGTTGGTTTTGGAACGCCAATCTACCCCTTACCCACATGTTGTTGGCACAAGTGTGCGGTTGTTTGAGGGTGTAAGCCAGGCGGCGGAGGAGGAATCTTGGCGAGGTCTGGTGCGTACTGTAACAACTGATGGCGAAGGCAACACGGTGTTGTACTGTTACGATGCACTCGCACATCTTGATGCGCACACAATGCCAATGCTGTTGTACAACAAGCTGGTACAAAAAGCGTACATACCCTTGGATAATTATCTCACCGGCCCGTTTTACCCCGATATAAGCGCAAAGTTGCCACATACCGATTTCATACGCCCGTTGCGTGATGTGCGGCTCATAGATAGTTTTGCCAATCGTACCACGGAGGATATTAACAACATCTTTTGGTCGGAGGGCGGGCCGCCCGTATCACCAGCCTCGTTTATGCTGGCTGTTTGGATAACGGGCAACACCAGCCACCGTGGTTTCCGGCTTAACTTTCGCCCTAACAGCACAGCTGTGGTTAGTGGATTGCAGTTTTATGCCAATATACGCCACGAGGGTGCTGGTGGCATTGACATAAACTATCGTGTACACCGGTTAGATGCGCCAACCGGCGACCCTGCCGAGGGTACGGTACCAGCTGATGCGGAAAGCATCATTTGGGAAGGCAACAATTTGCGCATATTTGGCCCGTTAAACGACACATGGGGGTGGTTTACGGTGCCTTTTGCTATCGACCAGCTGCGCACGCTTGACCCCAACCAAATATACCAATTACAGGTGGAATGGGGTCCCACACAAATGGTGCGTGCCAGGATTGCCACCCAACTAATGTTTCCCGTTGGTACCGCACGGCCTTGGAGTTGTGCTTACCGCCGTATTGGGGGCACATCAGCTTATGAGTGGTTTAAAGATGTGGCTGTTTTTACCCGTACAAGGGTGTTGCCTGCGGTAAAGGATTTGGTGGAACAGCGTGATTTTACGATTAAAGAAAATGCTGGCAACCAACACATTGTGTTTGACCGTGGCGTATATCCTGTTTGGGATATTAGCCCCGAGTTTTTACAAACCATTGAGGCCACTTATTTGCGTGGTAATGTTGCAGCTGGTGCGATTGCAGATTTGTTGCTGTTAATTGCTGGCGTGCCGGTTGCATCGGTGCCGGACGCAAACCTGGTTCCAGCCGTGGACACCCAGGGCACAACATTGGCCGAGGTTGTGTACAGCATCATGCAGCAAACCAACCAACAATATTTGCTCGACCGCACAACCTGGTTGTTTGCCCGCAGGCCGTTGCCCCCAATCGGCGTTGCAGTTGCCAGCTTTGACACGGGCGAAAGTGGCGACCCTGGTGTACATCTTATTGTTTCACACACGCTTGCCAAGTACACGCCCGATGTTGCAACCAGGCAGCTGGTTACAAGCAGCACGCCTGCCGAGGAAGAAATATTTTACATGCGCAACGATGAGTTACAAACCAGGCTTAACGCCGGTGGCCCAACCGCAAAAATGGTGAGCGACAACCAAAGCAACCGGCGGTTTATGCCTTTGAGGGAAGCAATCTTGCTTGCAAATACTTTGCACGATATACAACAGGCGGAGGAGTGGCGTGGCACCGTTACGGTTGATGGCCAAGCCATGACGCTGCGCCCTGGTGATGTTGTAAATATCCGCATAGATAAGCTTGGCATCAACGATGACATGAGGTTGTTGGCTGTGGAGCGCAGCCGGTACACCAACACTTTGCACCTTTCCAAACAACCAACCGCCTTGTATGATACTTTGCACAACATTGACCGGCGGCTACAAAACCAGGAGCGTACCAGCTTGCCCCAGGATTTTAAGCGTACAGCAAACTATTATGTGTTTGCACCAACGCCGGCTGTTAATCCACCATACTCGTACACGGTGCAACAGTACAAAGACCACATTTGGCACCGGTTGGAAACCAGCACGGGCCTGCCTGTTACCGATTGGGTGAGGGCGGTTGATGTACATGACACCGGCGTGTTAGGCTTGCCTGGGTGGCGGCGTGATGTTGCCCTCGAGTTTAAAGCCAGCATGGAAAACACCCGTATGCCCACAACTTGGAGCCGTGTGCGGTGGAAGGCGTATGGTGCCCCAACACTCCCGCTTGCAAACCATGTGGTGAACTATCCTGGCGGCGGCGACACCAAGGACTTTGGCGAAACCGTGCTTTTACACCTACAACACGAAAGATTAGTATAGTTACAACCATTGTGCCAATATTTATATACCCGCCTGCGAATAGGGTGCCATGGATAGGTGCAGCATTATGCAACACCAACTTTATGGCCACCATGCGCCCGTGGTGGAGGAAGCTGGAAACAGGGTGGAGGAACAAACAACGCCCATGCAGGCAAGCATTTTTGCGCCGGATTTGCAACCGTACAAGGTGGTTTTTGATGGCCCAACGGTGGTAAATGTTGTGGCGGAGTGCCCGCAAGATGCCATACGGCAGGCAAGCGGGTACACCGAGGAATATTTGCTTGCGCACCTGGAGTTATGCCCAGGCAGCAAGGCAAACAGCTACCGGTTTAAGATTGAAACCCCTGGTGGCTGGCGGCTTGGCAAAGTGATATGTGGCACAGTAACAAAGGTGGTGTAATTACACATGGCTTTTTACTTTTGCCCCGACAAGGCACACATTGCCATAATTGAGTGCCAGGTAGATGGCACAGCCGCCGAAAACGGCAATCCCAAGTGCCCCGTATGCGGGCACCCAATGTTTAATGGCCGGTGGACAGGCACGGTACACTATGGCGACCCTAGCCCTATTGTGCATAAAATCCTTGGCCAAGCAAACCGATGTTGCAAGCCCAAAAACGGAGGCGGTATAGATGCCACGGTACTTTTTTAAGGTGCTTGGCATCAACGGCCACGATTGCAGCATAGAGGCCGACTGCATGTACGATGCTGTTAAGCAGCTGCAAGCCAAGCGCAAGTTGGCCGGCGTGATAACGCACCCTGCCGGCCCTGGGCTTTGGGAGATTGAAAGCGATATCACACACAAGATAATTGCAACCATAACAGGGCCGGTGGTGGTATAGATGGCCCGTGAAGCCGAGCGGTGGACAAACCCAACATGGAAGGGCAAGCAAGAGCCTGGCATGTTTGTGTACATACCTGGCGAGATAATAGCCCAAGCGTTTATGGGTGCCACTTGTGAGTACCCCGATTTAAGCGACGAACAGGTGCGTTGCACCATACGGGTTAAACGCATGCCTTTGCAATCTAACAGGCGCAGCGCAAAAATAGTGCTTGAGTTGGCAATCGACCCCAACGAGGAGCGTGTGTAAGATGCCTTTTGACCCCGACGATTACAGCGAGGGTGTAATAGATTGCCTTGAAGATGCTGGCGACCGCAACTTGTGCCGCAGCTGCCTGAACCGGCCACATTGCCGTGGTGCAAGAACCTTTGTTGAGGATTGCGAAAATTACAGGGCCGAAGCAGCAAAGCCAAAGCCTGGCAAAAGGCGGGCGAAACAGGTGCGCAAGCACATTGCCAAGCCAAGCACACAACCATGCAAAGCATGCAGGGGGTACGGGCGTGGTTGGGGCAAAAATGGCTCCTGTACCGTGTGCAACGGCCTTGGCCGCCACCAGCTGGTGCATGTGGAGCCAAAAGATGTGTTGGCAGCACAAGCCACCTCGCCCAACATGGTTGCCACCTTGCGCCAACTGTTTTACCAGGCTGTACAACGGTTTATACACGACAACCCTGGCGTGCAAGCATACCACCCATGCTCCGTATGCAAGCACGGTGTTTTACACGGTGGCAAGTGCCGCACATTTGTTACCACCCAAGATTTGGAAGATTTGCCAGCTGCAAAGTACCGGCACCCCAAAAAGACGGGTTGCACCCATGTGTGCCCTGGTGGCATACCTTGCACCCGTGCCAAGCACGACAAGGGTGTACACGAGTATGCGGCTGGTGGCAAAAGCATTGTGCGGTGGCGGGAGGTGGAGTAATGTACCAATGCGTAGATTGCGCCGGCAACCATGGCCACGACCACTTTTTTACCACCAGGGCCATGGTGCCACGGTGCCCCAAGTGCAAGCGTGAGCCCGTTGTTGTTGCCTTCCCAACGCCCAAAGTACCATACCATGTGCGGGCAGCACGGTTGCTTGCACAGCACAAGGAGGGCGTGTAGATGATACCAACAGCGGTACAGGTTGGCCTCGACCGGTATGTACAAGCCAAGATACGGCCAGGCGGCTTCCTTTATGCCGTGCTAACCAACGACCTGTTTGGGGCATTGCACCGTGCCGATAACGAAAGCCGGTACCACCTTGACGAGATTGTGCGGCACATTTGGCACCAGCTGCCTGGCGAGTGTTGGGGCAGCGTTGCCAAGGTAGAGGCGTGGTTGGATACCAAGGAAGGCGGGTAAATGTACTGTTGCAACTGTGGCGAACCCGACCCAACACCGGAGGCCGTGGTGGTTCCACCCGATTGGGAAAAGCACACTATTGGCACCACCTTCCCCATTACCGTGGTATTTACTTGCCCTGCATGCACGCTTGACATTGAGGTAAACATGCCCAAACGGTACAGGCGGGCCTCCAGCTTGCGCCCCCTGTACGATTGCATAGCTTGCACTTATAGCACACATCACAAACGGGAAATGGATACGCACCTTACCAACAACCACCGGTTTGAGTATGGTGTACGCACCGATAGCAAACGGCCATGGTACAGGTGCCAAGTGTGCGGTATTGAAACAGGTAACGCACATTACATGCGTATGCACCTGGAAACGCACGAATTAACGGCTGTTGGGTACACGCCCGGAACCAGGGGTACCAGGCGCAAGCTCAAGCAACAACAGTTTAATGGTTGGTTGCGGCAAAGCCTCATACCACATTACAAGTGCCAGCTTTGTGGCATCGTGTTGGAGGATACCGCAGCCATGGTGGAACACTATTATGACCACCACCCTGCGGCCATTACCAAACCACCGCTTGAGATAATAGGTAAAGATGGCAACGCTTTTGCTATCCTCGCCCAAGCCAAAGCAGCAGCGTTGGACTATGGGCTACCATGGGCCGAAATGAAGCCCGTGCTTACAAGCGGCGATTACAACCACATGCTTGCCAAACTGTGCGATTACTTTGAGGTGGTGTAAAGGTGTTGGCTTACAGCGTACACGATTGGTACACTAACAGCACCAACAGCACCATGGCACCCAACCACGAAGAAGCCGCAAAAACTATAATATCCGGCTGTTATGACAGGGTGGAGCCGTTTACATGGTTGGAAGGCATGTGGTATGTGTACCACCAAGATAATTGCGTTGGATTAATCCACCGCCGTTCCGCTGAACACACGCCAAGCAAGGAGTGTTTAATACATGAGTGAGAAAAACGAACAGGCACCTGGGGCGGGTGCCATAAACCCCAATATGCCCACGGAAGAACTGAACAAAGTATTGTTGGAAGCCAACCAACAGTTGCTCGCACAGCTGCGGGAAACCAGGGCCATGGTAGCCAAGCAAAACAGCGTTGAAATAGCTTGGGATACCAAAACCGCCGATGTGAAAAACATCGTGGTAAAGTGCTATGGCGCAACGGGCAGGCATGCTGCCAACGACAGCATAAGCACCCTGGTGGCAAGCCTTGTAACTTGCCAAGAGCTTGGGTTTTTGGCCCAGGTGGACACCACCGTTGCCAAGGCAGCGTTGGACAAGGTGGAAGCAGCAAAAGCCGAAGCGAACCAGGCGGGTGAGTAAGTGCCAAGCATGCCCGAATTGGAAAGGCGGTTGCTTACCAAGATGGCACCAAGTGAGCTGCAACAGGCTATTGAGCAACAGCTGGCCAAGGGTGCCCGCAACCGGTACAGCGCATTGAGCAAGCTGGCCAAAGAGTTTGGCAACACAATCTTGGAGGAGGACATGGTGGTGGAAGGCGTGTACTTGCACAGCTACCACTCCAGGCGCAGCAACAGCTTCAACATTGTGGTGCTAACACCCGATGGCCCAACAAAGCTCAAGGTAGATGCTGCAACAGCAGAACCCGAGATGGCACTAACGCCCTTGCTGCCAATCGCCATAACAGGCGTGCAGCGCATGCAGGGCAGCGAGGAAACCATAACCTGGTTGCAAACCACCAGGAACACCAAGGTTGAAAGCAGCAAAACTGTTTCCAGGCTTGATGTGTACAAGTGGGCCAAGCGCATGCCCGTAAACCCCGACGAAGATGGCGGGCGCATTTGCCTGGTGGCACCGGTAATGTATGTAAACGACCAAGCAACCTGGGAAGGCGGCCAAAAAGGCGAGGCAAACCCCATAATCGACCCACAATCCGACAGGGTAAACCTTTCCATACAGTTTGGCAACCGTGATGACCCCGAAATGGGCACCATACGGGTGTACATACCCAACACGGCCACCCTCAACCGGCTAATATCCGAGGACGACATTGCCTGGTTGGAAAGTATGGAGCGTGATGGCCGCCACGAAGATGCCATGCGGGAGCTATCCGATATGTTCCGCAGGCGTGACCTGTTGGTGTTGGGCCTGTTGGACGGCTACCGTTGGGTACCGCCAAACGATGAGCGGGCCAACCAAGCTGTGGAGGCTGCTGGCAGGCGGCCAAAGAAGGGCCAGGAGGATTATGTGCTCATACCCATGGCCACGCCCACAATACGCATTTGGGAGGACGGCACCCTGTTTGCCACCGACGATTACCTACAAAGCACCTTGGACAAATGGGTTGCGGATACGCCCGACACCAAAGCGGTGGACGCAATCAAAACACGCTTGAGCCAAGGCCCATGCGCCGTTGCAGATTTGCAAAAGGCGTGCAAGGCTGCTGGCGCAGGCAGCAAGGCGGTTGTGGACAAGGCTTTGGCATACTTGGCCGACATCGGCGTGATTTTTGAGGGCAAGGATAACAAATGGCACCTTGTGGCAGGCACCCAACCGGAGCCGCCGGCAGCAGCCGCCCCAACAACGCCGGACAAACTATCCAAGGTAACGCCCAGGGCAGCCGTGCCAGCTGGCAAGGTGCTTACACCAACCGGCGAAATAACGGCATACCTTGAACAGCAAGACGGTGGCGAGGCATCAATCGTGGATTTGCGCAACGCCATGGCAGGCAAGATGAGCACGGACAACTTTGAGGAAACTGTGGGCATATTGCTTGCAGCCGGCACCCTCAAGGAACCAACGCTTTCAAGCATCAAACTCGCAACCGTTGCAAGCACCGATGCCCAAGACACCGCCGAGAACGCCGACACAGCCCCGCCGGAGGGTGAGGCTGGTGTTGATGCCCTGCTCGCAGAACTGCGCAACCGGCACAGCGACAGCAGCTTCAGCCGCAACGATGTGCTTGAAGCAGCTGGTGCCCTGGGCATACCAAGCACCGAAGCACGCAAGATGTTCAACCAGGCGGTTGATGCAGGCGACATAATCAAGGAAGGCACCCGTGGCCCGTACACGCTGTTTTAAGGTGGCATGCACATGGCAAAGAAGGAAATACCTTGGCAGGGCGTTTTCACCGTGGAAAAGCTAACGCTTACCACAAGCAACGCCGATGGCGAGCCCGTGGAACAACACAAGGCAACCCTTGTGTGCGGGCACGAGCACGAAAAGATGGTAATAACCATTACCGTGGCCACCCCAACATTGTTGGAGCGCATATTGGACAAACCTGGCACCCCTGTTGCCGTTGGCAACAAATACACCTTTGGGGTATTGGGCCGCCAATCCAGATTGGGCGAAATACCTGGGGGCGGGTAATCATGCAAAAATACAACGACATACGCATACCCCAGGGCACCCGTGTGAACATCTTCCGGTACCGTGACGACCACGGCCTGTTGGTACACTTTACCAAGCTGGTGTTCCCCAACGGCCAAACCTACATGCTGGCAGCTGGTGCCGAGAGCCAGCTGTGGAACCTGGTTGGCGAGAGCATACGCACCTTGCGCAGCGCACCAATAGATGTACGCAACCAGCGTGCGCAAAGCATGCTTTGGGAGCGATTGGGTGATGAGCAAAAGCAGCCGCTTTACTTGCGATACCACAACACCACCCACAAAGTTGAGGGTGTTGTAAGCGGCTTGTACGCCGAGATATTGCACGAACAGGTGTTTGATGTGTTGGAAACCGTGTTATCCAACCGTGGCCACGAATGGGTGGTAAAGCAAAAGTGCGAGACACCGCAAAAAGCATATCGCCGGTACTTGCTGCCCAACATCACCTTTGGCGAGGGCATGGAAAAGCATACGGTTGGCCTCCATGTTGCCAACAGCGAGGTTGGCCGTGGCAGCGTGCGCATATACCTATACCTGGAGCGCATGGTATGCACCAACGGCCTCATGGCATACGAAGGGGTGTACCAAGCTGGCATACGGCACATAGGCGACAAACAGGCTATACACGCCAAGCTTGGCGAAATGGTGGACATCACCCTGGCAACCGCCGACGCCATGGGCGAGCACATAGGCATAACCAGCAAGCAACCGCTTGTGGTGGACGAATTGCACCGGTGGTTGTACAAACGCCGTGGCTACCCGTTGCACCTGGTTGCAGACATAGCCACAAACTTGCGCAAACACCCCAAACCAACCGTGTACAATGCCATTGTGGAGTTATCGGCACAATCTGTGCATGGTGGCGACAGGGTGGCAAACAGCTACATACACCGCTTGCAACAGGACGCATACCGGTTGCTAACCCTGGGCAACGAAGCAATAGATTTGGCGGAATCAACGGAGGCCGCAACAGCATGAACAAGGGTTGTGGCAGCATGGGTATAATGGCAATTTTTGGTGGCAAGCCTGTTTTATTCGCACCTATCCAACCAGCGAAGAAAACAACCAACTCCCCTCCTGGGCAATGCCCCCGATGCCATACCAAACATGCTGCCACAATCCTACCCAAACACGGAGGAACATAACATGACAAACAACCAGCAAGAGTGTGCAAACTGTGGCCATGCCGGCGAAACCGATGCTGACGGCATGGTGTATTGTGCCTTTTACAAGGAAAGGCGGCATTGGTTCATGGCAGCCTGCCACAACTACAAGGCGGTGTAACCTATGGAACCAACATTGTATGAGCAAGATTTGGATACGGCCAAGGCAATAAACCAGCTGGCTGCCGAGGTGCATCAAACGGCCCTTGAACACGGGTGGTGGCGTGATGCCACAACACCCGACACTTTTCCCAGGTGCGTTATGCTTATCTGCTGCGAGGCAGCGGAGGCGGTGGAAGCGCACCGCAAGCGCAACTTTGAACAGGTAGCCGAGGAATTGGCGGACATCATACTGCGAACGCTTGATGTGGCCCAGGCTTTTGAATTGGATATTGGGCTCGAGGTTGTGCGCAAGGCTGCCAAAAATGTGAACCGGCCTTACAAGCACGGCAACAGGTTGTATTAGGTGGTAACTATGACACAGCTAATATGCCCCAACGCACGATACTGCAAAAGCAACAGTTGCCCCCACAGCAAACCGCACACGCCGGAGCGGGTGTGCCACATATCCGGTGTAAGCGATAGGAACAAGCTATGCCACGACCCATGTGTAGATTACACGCCACCAACGGACGGTGGTGCTTGATGCTGACAATAAGCAATGGTACTAACCCATGGCCCAAGGGCCACTTGTGGATACCCGAAGAAGGCGGCTGGTATTGCATGTGGTGCAACAAACACATTACCGACGCACAACTTGCAAACGCAACAGAAGAAGAAATAGGCTCCTGCAACGGTGGTGGTGCATAATGCCATGGGCAGATACCAAACAAAAGACAAGCACCCTGGGCCGTGTAACCAACACCGATGGCAGCCAATACACCGGCACGGGCCAAATGGCAACACCACCACGCACCAACACAAACAAAGACGCCGTACATGGGTGGATTGAACCCAAAGCCACCACCAACGATGGCATACCCTGCCAAATACAAGGCTTGGAAGCATTGCTCGAGGGCGGGTGGCCACAGGGCAGCATAATTGGCCTCACCGGCGTTGGCAAAACCGGCAAAACATCTTTTGCATTGCAGGAGGCAATCTTGCAAGCACGGGCCAAGCGCAGCGTAACATATCTCTACAACGAGAGCCCCCAAGCCAGGTTTATGGCCATAGCACACAAACACCGCACCGCCCTGGACATACCTACCAACCAGCTGGAAACCATGCGCTTTTTCAACATGCACGGCAGCACGCTTAAAGACCCCAAGCCGGCAAGCATAGAAAAGTATGCAGGGTGGCTGGTAAACACGCTGCGGGACGACATACAAGCCAACAACACCGAGTTTGTGGTGTTGGATAGCCTAACCAAGTTCTGCCGCCTGTGGCCGGCCCAAGCATATTATTATGTGCAACAGTTTACACAAGGCTTGTGGAAGGCCATGGCTGCCATGGATAAGCACCCCGTGGTGCTTGCGATTGCGCAAAAATCCGGTGGCCATTGGGAGGAACAAGATGCAACGATGCTTGGCGGCCATGGTGTTGGCCACGAATTGGACGGTACCATTGTGTTTGTACGCCGTGCTGTGGACACTTGGGTACATCGTGAGCTTGGGTTGCCGCTTGGCGGCAGCCTGCGCACCATACGCATTGACAGCTTGCGTGACCGTGATACTGACGACAGCAGCCACCTGTTAGTACAACACAATGGCCGGCTATCTATCGGCAGCACCGAGGAGGATATACGCACCAGGTATGAGGCGACACAGGATAAGAAGCCCAAAGCAAAAGGTGGTGGTAAACAATGGGGTGGCCAATAAACGCCACCCAAGCAAGCGAAGCCGACCACCGGCTGTTTGCCCGCTTGGACAAGCTGTTGGTAAACGGCCAGCTGGAAACCCATGGTGTAAGGAGCCTGGTGGCATATTACATGCCCTGGGTTTACTCCCAAGTTGTTTTGTATGGCAAAACCGGTTGTGTGCAAGCCATGGAACACACGCTTGGGCTTATGATGGCGGGCGACCTACGATGGGCAAACGATTCATGGGCCTGCCTTACACCATTAGGCCGTGAAACCCTCTTGGGGTACATGGAAGTACACCGGATTGGCGAACGGGCCGTAACGGCGTGGACAACGCTCATGGTTATAACCAACATGCGTGTTGGGCTGCCCGCAAACACAAACCCAAACCAATGGCCGCCTTATGCAATGGACATGCTGCGCACCGAGTGCCAACGGGTGGAACAAGATTTGTTGCAGCACATCAACCAGCGGAGGAAGCTGCTTGCCCACTAACAACATATACCAGCTTACCATGAAATACCTGGTGGACATGCGCATGCTATGGCCAAACATCTATGCACCATACTATGTGGCAAGCGTTGGTTGCCACCTGTTAAACTTACGCAACCGGCGGCAACTATCCGGCAAAGGCTGGAACTTTCATGTGGAAGGCGGCATGATACCTGACATGAGGCTCCACCTGTTGATGACCTGCCCAAGCGGCTTTGGCAAAAGTTACACGCCAAGGCGGTTTATCAGCAACAACGAAACAGGATTGTTGGATAAAAGCAGCATACACGCCGTGTTTAAAGGCTACATGACGGAAGCGGGCCTGGTTGGCACCTTTAAAGAAGGTGTAATGGTGCGTGGCCTCGCACACACGCACCGTGACAGCATCTTGTGCCTTAACGAATTAAGCGCAATCCAGGGCGAAGGCGAGGGCTATGCCAAGCTTGGCGACGCCCTGTTGGATTTGTTGGACGATGGCCATGTACACAAAAACCTTGCCGGCGGCGAGATTGATTACACCAGCTATGTTACCCTATGGGCAGGCACACAACACGCCAGGTTTCGCCTATCCAGCGGCCACGGGCGCAGGCTTATGCTGTTGGAGTTTTTGCCCGATAAAGACCAGCGCAGGCAACTGCGATTGGCCAAACGGGCTGCCAGGGGTGTAACCGTAAACCATGCCAAGTTGCAACATATTTGGCAAGCCTGGGCCGAGCTTAAAAACGGGCTTGATGTAAAAACCGTGGATATATCAGAAGATTTGTACGATTTCTTTGACACCGTGCCAAACTGTAACCACAACGACGAAGAATTGTACACCAGGCTGGCCATGGGGTATGCGCTTGTGCGGTACTATCGGCCAGGCGACAAAACCCTGGTTGTAGATGTGGACGAAACTATACAAACACTTGTACTGCAAGCGCACCGGTGGCGGGAAAGCCTGTTGGGCGATAGTGCAGGAGCACAAGTGTTGGCTTTGCTGCGGGAGCAGCCTGGCGGCATGACTACAACAGATATTAAACGGGCAGCACAAACCTTTGGCCTCACCTATGGCGACACCACCGATTTGCTGACGACACTAATACAACAGGGTGTTGTAGTTGGCAGGCGCATGAAAACGAGGGGGCGGCCCACAACGCTTTACCAAGTGGTTGATATGATGGACGGCGGTGGTGCGGAATGATACGCCGCCTTTTTTCCTCCACTCCTCAACCAAATAAGCGGTTTTGTGCCCCCTGGCTTATTTTTAACTTATTTTTGGCAGGCACGAAAATAAGCCATAAAAAAGGTGGTGCAACGGTTACAACCAACATCAACACATACCCCGACATGCAGTTGGTAATCTTGGAGGTATGCTTGGAAACCAATGATGTGCAGGCGGGCCGGCGGTGGCTTGAACGCAAAGCAAAACAGCTTGTGCAGGGTGGTGAACGCCTATGAAGGTGTTGTTTATCATACCGCCCTATCGCACCACCGACAGCCTCACCAACCAAGCATACCCGATGCCATACGGCCAAGTGATACTTGGCACAATCTTACAACAGCATGGCCACCAAGTAACCATAAAAGACTTTTTGTTGCCCAGGCAAGAGCATGGTGGCATTAAAACACCGTGGCCCAAGGGTAGCCATGGCCCAAGATACCGCCACTATGGTGTACCGTTGGAAGAGTGTGTTGAGTGGGTGTTGGCCAATGCTGCCAACTTTGATGTGGTTTGTTTGGCCATGGCCCAATGTAACATTTGGGAAACGGGTGTTGTAATCGGCAGGGTTGTGCGTGAAATGGGGGTGCCGCTTGTAATCGGCGGCCCGTATGTAACCACCTGTCCCAACGATGCCATAGCACAAACCGGCGCAAATGTAGCCGTTACAGGCGAAGCCGAAGATGTAATCTTGGAAGCGTGTACAGCGGCGTTGGGTTGGCCCACAACCCCGTTGGTGATACCAGGCACATTGGTGGACATTACCCGTACACCATTGCCCGATTGGAATCTTGCGCCACCGGCCAACTATCCCAAGTACAACGGCAAGGTGCGTTGTGTGCTTACTGTAACCCGTGGTTGCCCACAAGCATGTGCGTTTTGTTGTGTACACACGATTATGGGCCGCAACCACCGGCGGCAAAACCGCCAGCGGATAACAGCCGAGTTAGTAAACCTGGCCCAACATGGTGTACAGTATATGTGCTTCCTGGACGACAACCTGTTTATTAGCACGCAAGCGGTGGAAGATGTGCTTGGCGGCATAAACGATGCCAACCTTAAACACACACGGTTTTACATGGAGGAAGGCTTGGAAATACGGGTGGCAGCACAACCAGGTGTTGTGGAGCGGATAGCAAGCGCAGGCTTTGATAACATCGGCATAGGATTGGAGAGTTTAAACCAAACCAATCTTGAAACGGTGAAAAAACCATACAACCACCAACAATTTACACAAGCCATAAACAACTTTGAGGCGGCTGGCGTGGTACCCCGTGCGTTTTACATCATAGGCTTCAAACATGACACCTTGCAAAGCGTGTGCCACGATATTGTACAACTTGCCACAATGCCCGTGGCAGTACGGCCCAACAACCTTAAACTATACCCAGGCACCACCGTTTACAACGAGTACAAAGCAGCTGGTATGGTGCCGGAAGGCTACGACTGGCGGTGGAGCAGCTGGCACACAATACACCCAACCTTGGACATGGCTACCATTAAACGCCTCAAAGCCGTGTTGCGCACTATCGGCCACTTTTACGAGGAGTACAGGGTGTTAGTGGCAAGCGACGGGTTTTACACCATAAAGCACAAGTTGCGTGCCCGCAACCACGACTTACAGTATGATGGCAACACTTTGGTGCTAACCGGTAACATTTGGCGGGACACCCCTTACAGGCAGTTCCTCGAGTTGTTACTGTTACGGTTGGGGGCAGCCGGAGCAGTTGCACGGGTAACGCCAACAGGCGTTGAAGCCGTGCCGGCTTCCAGGCCCAAGGACAGGGTGCAAGCATGCTTGCGGGTGGCCCTGCAAACAGATACCAAACCAGCAATGGACAACTTGGACAGGTGGTTGAAATGACAAACGAAACAATACCAACATTGGTGCGAGTAACCGTTATATGTGGCGATAGCCAGCACCAAGCTTATGTGTGCAACGAGGGCATAATCCACAGCGAATGCCATATATGCAACGGCATGTTACTTGGCGATTGCCAACAACAGGAGGACGAGTAAGATGCCCACACAAGATGTGTTACGCCAACGGTTTGGCGAACCACCATTTACCATACTTAACACACGCACCGGCACATGGCAGGAACGCCGCCAAGGCTGGCTATCGTTAGGTTTGCAAAGCGACGAAGGCAGGGCCGAAGATTTGTTAAGCGGCGGCACCATAGCCACCCTCAACGAAAATTATGGCAAAAACATGGCGGGCACCAGCATATTTGACCCTGTACTGTGCGAGCTTGCATACACCTGGTTTGCCAACCCTGGCGACATAGTTATCGACCCGTTTGCAGGCGGCAGCGTGCGAGGCGTGGTAGCCGCCAAACTTGGGTTACAATACTATGGCATAGATTTGCGCAAAGAACAAATACGGGCCAACCAAACCCAATGGCGCAAGATACGCCAAAACTTGCCAGCGGATACGCCACCACCCCAATGGTTTGTGGGCGACAGTACCAACATAACCACCATACTTGAGGGCATACAAGCCGACTTTTTGTGGACATGCCCGCCTTACTACGATTTGGAGGTTTACAGCAGCCTACCAGGCGAGTTAAGCGCAGCACAAAACTACCGCAAGTTTTTGGAAATGTACGGCACCATAATAAGCCAAGCAGCCACCCTGTTACGCCAAGACCGGTTTGCCGGCATCGTGGTTGGGAACATACGGGACAAACACGGGTATGTACTCGACTTTGCAGGCGACACCACCCAACTATGCCAACGGGCCGGCCTCCGCCTGTACAATGATGCAATACTCGTAAACTGTGCAGGCACCCTGCCCATAAGGGCCGCCAACCTAATGCGCAACCGCAAACTTGCACGAGCACACCAGAACATACTAATCTATTACAAAGGCAACACCAAAAATATACAACGCCGCCACGACATGACACCATTTGACTTACAACAACACACACTTGCCGATTGGATAACAGGCCCACAACCAACCGCACCAACAACACCCACAAACACATGCGAACCACAACCCGAAGGCATAGATTGGGATACCTGGGAGGCTGATGAGCCCACAGAAGAACCACCACCACCACCCAAAACACCAACACCAGGCGCATGGAAAGAACGCACCACCTACAAAGCCCAACGCAACCACATAACAAAAGGTGGTAGCCGGTGAAAGAAATATTGCTAATAGATGCGGACCACATGGGCGTGGACACGGCCAAAAATGATTACCCAAACCTGGCCCTCATCAAGTTATCCGCATGGCACAAACAACAGGGCGACAATGTAACACTATCCACGGGCCACACAAATGTGGCAACACCCGACAAAGTGTACATCGGCGTGGTATTCACCTGGAACGCACACAAAGCCTTACAAATATACCAAATGTACAAAGCACGCAATATACCGGTACGCCTGGGCGGCTACCCCGTGGCACCAACCACAAACCTACCACAACACATTGAACACATAATGCCCGATTACAACCTATACCCGACACCATATAGCCTTGGCTTCACAAGCCGTGGTTGCATACGCAAATGCAGCTTTTGCATAGTACCCCTAAAAGAAGGACACATACACCATGTTGCCAGCATACACGAATTTTTACACCCACAACACACAGAATTGCGCATATTAGATAACAACCTGTTAGCATCACCAAAAGCACACGAAACACTCGAAGAAATAGCACAAGCACCCGTAACCGTGGACTACAACCAAGGCCTCGACATACGCCTTGTAACACCACAAAACGCCAAACTATTACACGCAACAACACCAACCACCTATTACCGCTTCAGCTACGATACGCCAAACATAACCAAACAGGTGGAAAAAGGCATACAAACACTAATACAAGCCGGCATAAGACCAAGACAATTATCTTTTTACATGCTAATAGGCAAAGACACAACCTTCGAACAAGATATGTACAGGTTTAAAATACTAAAAAAACACCGTGTAAACGCCTACCCCATGATATACAAACCCATTGGCAACATGGAACCACCAATAACAAACTACCCAACAGCCAACATGGAAACCTTCAAAAAGTGCGTATCACAAACACCACTATCCAGCATCTTTAAACTTGCCCGCTGGTACAATATTTATGAAGAACGCCGCAAAACACCCACAAAAACACCCTTAACAACCACCCTAACAGCCTTTAAATAACCAAACAGACAATAACCATACCAAGCAAACAACAGGTGGAACACATGGCTAAAAAACACAAAACTTGCAACCTGGAAGAAATCCCAATACCCGACCCAAGCACCAAACCATACAAGCGTTGGGTGCGCAAGGAACGGTTGGCATACCTGGTGGCGGAAACCATGCGGTTGGGCAGCAGCCGCCTAATATCACGCACCAACATGGCCCAACAGTTTGGTGTAAGCATACCGGTGATATGCACCGATATTAAACAGGTTGATGCGTACATTGGGCGCAGCATGAGTGGCGAGCGGGCCACCAGCATGTTGTACACCAGCTTCCAAACCGCACATGCCGAGTTGGTGGCTGGTGGCCAGCATGCTGCTGCTTACAAGCTTGCACGAGATTTTTGTGATTACCTCCAAACCCTGGGTGTTATCACCAAGGCGGCTGACGAGTTGGTGGTGGACTTTAAGGCTGGCAACATCAACATAGTTTTCACCAACACCGATGCAACCGCCTGTTTGCAACCACCCGAAGAAGAACAGGATTGAAGGCACGATGGCAAGCACTTTGGAATACCCTGCAACCCCATACCAGCAACGGTTTTTGAGTTGCAAATATCGGTATCCGGCTTTTATCGGCGGAGTGCGCAGCGGCAAAAGCCATGCGGGCACATTGTGGGCGTTGCTGCAAACCATGCGGCAGCCAGGCCAAACGGGCCTTATTGGCGGCCTCACATATCCCATGCTGCGAGATGTGGTATTGCCCTTGTGGCAAGATTTGGTGCCGGAACAGTTGGTAATCGACCACGATAAAACCGCAGGCATAACCTACATGGCCAACGGCAGCAAGGTGTTATGGCGCAGCTTGGAAACATTGCGGCAGATAGACCGCATAAGAGGCCTTACACTATCTTGGGCTTGGGTGGACGAAGGCCCGTACTTGCCGGAGTATGCGTGGCGTGTACTGTTGGCCCGTGTGTGCCGTGGCAATCGGCAAATAGGCTTAACAGGCACGCCCAAGGGCATGAATTGGGTTTTTCGGCGTTGGGGCGAGCGCAAGTATGGCAAGCATTATGGGGGCGTGTTTGGCGTATCCTCCGACACCAATCCGGCGTTGGATAGGGCGTATTATGATAACTTGCGGTTGGAGTACACGGGCGAATACTTGCAACAGGAGTTCCATGGGTTGTGGGTAGCCTTTGAGGGCCTGGTGTACAAGGAGTTGGGGCGGGCCAATATCATTACCAAAGCCATGGCGGACACCCTGCGGTATGACGGGTATGTGTATGGTTACGACAGCGGGTACACTAACCCAAGGGTGTTGTTGCAGTTTGGCCATACAACTTGTGGGCGTTGGGTGTTGTTGGGCGAGTGGTACCAAACACAAACATTGTTGGAAGATGTGTTACCCGTTTGGCAGCGTGATGTTTTCGCGAATCGGCAAGGGCCGGTGTTTTGTGACCCAAGCGCAAAAATCGACATAGTTGCGATGCAGCGAGCCGGTATTGATGCCAGGGCGGGTAACAACAATGTGGTGGAGGGAATACAATATATCAAGGGCTTGCTATCCAAGGCGGTGTTGTTGGTGGTGGAGGAGTTGTGCCCGCATACGATGGCGGAGTTTAATATGTACCAATGGGTTGATGACCAGCGGAAAGATGAGCCTGTTAAGTTAAACGACCATGCTATGGACGCCATGCGGTATGGGTTGTTGCCTGCAACCGCACGGCGTGTTGGCATTATTGGGGGCAGGCTATGAACAAGGCTATGCGGGAGTATAGGGTGCGGCTTGCGCTTGCTATGTGCGGGCCTGGGGTGCCAAGCGTTGTGTTGTACGACTGGATTGTAGATAGTTGGCCGTGCCACCCTGGGTTTAAGAGTGTGCGGGCGGTTGGTATGGTGCGGCGGCGTGTGCAGCCTGGTTGGCGGCGGGTGCCTGGGAAGGGTATTTGGGTGCCGCCGGTTTGTGACTAAAAACCGTTTTTGTTGTAACCACGACGCCGGTAAACGCTGTTGTGGGCCTTTCGGGTTGTTGCGGGTGGTTTGATATTTGGCAATGCTTCCGGTGGCGACAGGCCCGTTACCACCCCGTTTGCCGGATAAAGCTTATAAACTACGCAATGCCATTGTTACCCTCACCTATGGTGGCACCTGTTGCACGCTTTAAAAATTGGTTTGCTAATCGCAAAACCACGCCTCGCTCACAAGTGGACAGGCAGCGTTATACCAAGGGGGCACCGAGGCAATGGGCTGTTGGCCGGCTTACGGCACAACAGGTGTACAATATTTGTGAATCCAACTATACTGTAAGCACGGTGTTGGACGCTGTTTGTGCGGATAGCACACAAGTTGGTTGGGAGTGGCGGGTGGAAAACCCCGACAAGCCCATACACTTGGACGATATGTTAGCACAGCACAACGCCGAGGCTTTGTTGCGCAACCCGAACCCACAGGATAGTGGCAAGGATTTGCTCGCCCAAATACGGTATGAGTTGGAGGCGGGTGGCGACGCCTTTGTGGAGGTTGTTTGGGGCACGGTGTACAACGATATTGGCGAGGCCATAGGCCGGCAGCCTGCGGAATTATGGGTTGTGCCGTGTTGGACAATGGAGTTGTTGCCTGTTGATACCACCGGCGTGTTGCCTGCATGTGGGCCGGCATACCAACAGCGTGTTGGTGGCAAAGTTGTTGCAACCTTTACAGCTGACGAGATTATACACATAAGGGGTGGCAGCAAGGGTGGCCGTTTGTATGGTACCCCAAAGTTGTTGAGTGTGCTGGCCCTTATCGCAATCCAAGCAAAAAGCATATCCTACAATGTTAAGTTGTTTGCTGATGGCCGGCCACCCAATGCTATTGTTAGCTTGGACGCCAGCATTGAGGATATACAACGGTTGTTGGACGAAAACGAAAAGCGCATGGCCCACAATCCACATACCATACCGTTTTTGGCTGCCAAGGGTGCCAATGTGTTGCGTGTTATGGATAGCATAAAAGATATGCAAATGTTGGACATGCTCAAGTTTTGCGAGCGCACTATCTTGGCCCGTTGGCGTACACCACCGGTTAGCATCGGCATAAGCGAGGCTGGTGGTGCTGGTATTGTGGTTGGCGAAACCCAGGTGGACAAGTATTGGGATATGGTGGAGGAGGGCAACGAAAAAATATCGGAGGCCTTCACCAAATACTTGCGCCGGTACATGGGTTTGGAAAACCATTATTTGCACATCTTGAGTGCAAGGCCGGACAAGGCTGTTGAACAAGCAACGGTGGACGCTGCTTATCTCGACCGTGGTGTTTACACCATTAACGAGGTGCGGAATAACATGGGCCTTGCACCTGTGGATTGGGGCGCAATACCATGGCAACCAGCTGTGCCCGCCAACCAACTTTTTAACGCTCACTCCTCTTCTATGCTGCCCAACGCTGGCAACATGGTGCCTGGGTTGTTAGGCAGCAAACACACTCTTGCCCAGGCACCGCCTTCTTATACACCAAAAGTGCAACCTATCCATGCCGGCAACGGCGGGTGCGTGCCGGCGCAAAAAGCCGCACCCGCCACCTCCGGCATGGACAAGCTGGTTGCGCCTTTGGTTGTTGATATGGTAAACAGCATGTTGGCTGTGGCTGATGAGATGCGGGCCGATGTGCTGCGCCTGGTAAAATCTGTGGACATCATAACCAAGGCTGAGGGCATCGACCAAGAGAGTTTGGTGCAAGAGGCCACCAAGATTATGCAAGCTTACACGGGCGATATGGACGCTGCCACGGTGCGTTACTTTGCGGAGGCGTACATAGGTGGCAAGGGTGAGCAGGCGGAAGATTTGTTGTATAACATGGCTTGGGGCGAGGACGATTACAAACGCTTGGACGCCATGCGTGTTGCGTGGAGTAACACGGCGATACGCACCTTCCAGGCTGACCAAGTTAAGATAATACAAGATAGCCTCCAAGCTGTTGCTGCGGAGCCCGATTTGTACAAGTACCGTGTGCTGGTGGAGGAACAGTTGGAAACCAACTTGTGGCGTGAAGATTACAAGCTGGAGCGTATTGCACGCACCAGCCTCAACCGTTCATACAATCGTGGCAGGGGTACCCAAATGCAAGAGGTGCTTGGTGTTAGCGACCCCGATGTGGATTTTATCACCGCTGGCGACGAACGGGTACGGGCCTCGCATCGTGATGCGGGCGCAAGGAGCCCAATCCCATTAAGCGAAGCCATGCGGTTTATTGAGGGCGACATAAACTGCCGGTGCCGGATAGTACGCACCCTTACGGAATTGCCGCCTGGCGTGCCAAGTGCAAGCCAGCTGGTGGAGGACATAACCCAGGCCCGCCAAGATGCGTTGGCGGAGGCCATAGCACGATACCAGGAGGCGGCATAGTATGGCCATAAGCATGGAGGTTAAAGGTTTGGACAAGCTAATGCGCCGCATGGAGGGCTTGCCCGCTGGCATAGATGCTGCGGTAAAGCATACGGTGCAAGAATGGGGCGAGTATTATTACCAGGCTACCCAACACGCTTGCCCTGTGGATAAGGGCACGCTTGCTGCGAGTGGCATTAACGAAACTGATGTTGAAAACAAAACCGTGCGCATTGTGTACCAGGCAAAGCATGCCAAGCCGGTGGAGTATGGTTGGCAGCGTACCCAACCCATATTTCCGGTACGCAAGCGGGCGTTGGCTTGGGAGGCCGATAGGGTAGGCCGTTTATCGGTTGGCGGGCGGGCTCCTGGCAATCGTGTTGTGGTAAAATATGTGCTTACGCCGGCACGACACCAGGGTACAAGTTACATACGGGTGCCGTTGCAGCGGGCAAAACCACTTATCCACGACTTTTTCCGCCAAGGCATGCAACTACATGGAGGCGCAACTTGATGGCAGACATAACATTTGTGGAGATAGATTTTTACAAGGCAATGGACACCGATGCTGGCGTAATCGTGGAGGGGTATGCCAGCACCAACCGTAAAGACCGCCAAGGCGAGGTGGTTGATGTTAGCACCCTGCGGTTGGAGGATTTTATGCACAATCCTGTGGTGTTGTACCAGCATAACCAGGACAAGCCTGTTGGCCGTGTGCTATCGCACAAGTTTAAGGAGGAAGATGGCAAACAGGTATGGTGGATACGGGCATTCATAGATGGCAGCACCATGCTTGGCCGTGAGGTTGTGCGGTTGGTGCGCAATGGGGTGTTGCGTGCCTTCAGCGTTGCAGGCAAACCCAAACGGGTTGCAGACAACACCTTATACGACTTTGATGTGTTTGAGGTTAGCATTGTAAGTGTGCCCGCAAACCCCGATGCGTTGTTCACTATGGCCAAGGCCCATGGTTGGGACGATGACATAAAAATGTGGGTAGATTTGGGTATTGCTGCCACAACACAAGAGGCCATGGTTTACAAGGCCATGGAATTACATCACGCTCCTAAAAAGGAGGTAAAGCCTATGGAAAACAACAAAGAGGCCCTTGATGGCCAGGAAAAACAGGAGGCCCCGATAACACCGGAAGCCGTGCTTGCCCGCATCGAAGCGGTGGAAGCCAAGGTTGCCGTGTTGGAGGAACAAGTGGCCTCTATGCAAGCACCAGCGGAGCCCGCTGATGCGGAAGGCGAACCACAGGAGGCAACGGCACCCAAACGGGCCAAGCCCGATGCCAAAAAGTCTGTGGTGGCAGACAACACCAGCAAGCCAGGTGCCGAACCAGCTGACCGGTACAAGGCGGCTGAAGATGCGTGGCGGGCACGCAAAAAGGCAATGGGGTGGTTGTAAATGCGTGACTACCAGGCAACCATAGACCCCGAGGTGCTCAAGGCCGTTACCGAAACGGCTGATGTGGCCGGCATCGTGCCACAGGTTTGGAGCAGCGAGGTGGAAAAGGCTGCGAGGCCCAACAGGGTTATGCGTGGCCTCATCGTGCTGAACACGGAGCTCAAGGAAACGGGCGGTGATGTGGTAAAGATACCCAAGCTTGGCACCCTTGTGGCGCAAAAGCTGACGGAGGCCACCCCAACCGTGCCACAAAAGTGGGACGCCAGCACAACCGTGGACATAACACCCGAGGAAGGCGGTGCTGCGGTGGAGGTAACATGGCGTGCGCTCAACAGGGCATACCGCAATGTAATGACCGATGTTACCACCGAGTTGGGTGAGGCCCTGGCACAAATGGAAGATTTGGAGATTATCGAAACCATGGTGGCCGCACCTGGTACCGAAATCTTCAGCAACGGCACCGGCGTGGACGATATAACCGCCGACGATGTGTTCACCGTTGGCTTGTTCAAAGATGCCCTTGAGGCATTGCGAACCGCCAATGTGAAAAAGCCGCATGTGTGTGTTATACACCCTGCGGTGGAGCGCAGCCTGTTGGACGACGACCAATTTGTAAACGCCAGCGAGTACGGTGACCCAAGCATCGTGCAAACCGGCGAAATTGGGCAGTATCTTGGCGTGCGGGTGTTCACAAGCACCAACATGCCGGTGGCGGACAACACGGGTGGCGTGCCCGTGTACCAAAGCCTGTTCTTTGGCCCCAGGGCCGCAGCCATGGCCCTCAAGCACGACCCCGACTACCGTGAGGACGAACAGATACTTGACAGGAGCAGCATCTTGGCATCATACATAGATTATGGTGTTGCTGTGCTGAACGACTACCAAATAGTACTCCTGTACAGCGCAGGCGGCGGAGCCCCAAGCCCGTAAGGGCGTGGTAAAACTACCATACCCCGACAATGTTGGGGGCACCGATTGCCCCCAACCAACCCTCTTCCCCAATATCGCCGGCGTTGGCTTAAACTGCTGTGCTGGCGCAAAAACTGCGAGGTGAAAAAAACATGCGTACTGTAAGGAAGCGTGGCGAAGATGGTTGGGACTGGGTGTACGGCAAGGCCGGCAACACCAAGCCCGAACCGGTTGAGGATACTGCCCAGGCTGTTGTAACCTTTGAACAGGTTGATGCCATGACGGTTGCTGATGCTGCCAAAGCGTTGGTTGGTGTTGGTGATGTGGAGCTTTTGCACCGGTTGGTTGCGGAAGCCAGGCTCAAGGGCACGGCAAGGGCTGCGAAGGAGCGATTGCGCCAGGTGGTGTAAGCTGTGGATAGCACACAAGTTGCGGCTAATCGCATAATGTTGGCGGTTGCTGCGCCACCGGTTGCCACAAGGCAAAGCACGCAAATGGCAGCTAACCGCTGGCTTGGCGTTATTGAGGGGGTGGTTTAACCATGCGCATGGTGAGTACACAAGAGGCCATGAATCGCATTGCCGAGTTGGTTGTTAGTGGTGGTGGTTTGGTGCCGCCCCAAACATCTAATGTGCAAGTGGTGTTTTGCGATAGCAACGCCACCATGCCCGCTGGTGTTGTGGCTGATGGCACCATAAACAAACCGTTTGGCCGCACAATCGAGGCGTTTAATTGGGCGGTGGAAAACGGTGTAACCGATTTGCACATTGTGTATGGCCCAAGGCACCAAGATTGGACTGGGGGCATACCATTGCCATACAAGGTGCCGAGCACTATAACCAGCCTGTACATGGGTTGTTTGGGTGCTTGGGATAACGAACAACGCATACGGCCATTGGACTTTGTTGATGCTACCAACATCTCAACCATACAAATGGTTGATGTGAAAGCACCACAATGCACCTTTGTGACTGAGGGCGTGTTTGTTGGGTATTGGGGTGGTATGTATGGTGGCATAGCACGCAAGTTTGGCGATTTGGGCCAGGTTGTGTGTTACTTTGACGGGCTGTTGGTTACACAAGCACAACTAACAGCCTTGCAAGATACCGATGTGTTCTTATGCTTGGGCGGCGTGTATGTGCTCGATACCGGTTATAAGCACGAGTTTGGCTTCTTATCCTGGGAAGATGGCGTTGATTATGTAGCCATTGGTGCAGAGGCCGTGTACATATCCAAGTTGCCAACTGACCCGGATAGTGCCACTAACAAAGCGTATGTGGACGCCAAAGTGTTTGGCAACGAGGTTGGCAACAGTACCCGTGGCCCGTTTACAACCAGCCAAGTGCCACCCGCAAGTGCTTCCAGCTCTTTATCTCCAAACTTGGGCAATTTGCCGCCTGGCAAATACCTTATCATGTGGGCAGCCAATGCTCGCACCGATGTTGGGCCAAACCGTGGTGGTTTTGTGCGCATCGGATACGGCCAAAACCCGACCGACATCGTGTACAACCAATACCATTGTGGTTGTGACCTTGTGCAGATAGGGCCAGCAACTTACAAGGAGCGCAGGACGGCCATTAGTGGTTTTGGCACCTTCGAGGTGTTGGAGGGCCAAACGGGCAATTACTTTTTGTGGGTAAACGCCTCGTTGCGTGATGCTGCCAGCCTTGGCACGCTTACGGTGGACAATATCCGCATATCATGGTGGAGGTATGAATGATGCCAACAACAACCTATGACTACAACATAGCCGAAGGCAAGGTGCCGGTAATATGGCGGAGCACAATGGTGGAGCCCGATGTTTGGGAAGATACGGGCATACACCCCGACATATTACAATCTGATATTGTGCCGCCTGTACACGGGTGTACATACGATTATGACACACGGGTGTTGGTGGCGGAGTTTGAAGGCGAGATATCCACCGCCGAAAAAACCACTTTGGACAACATCGTGGCTGCAAACCTGGAGGACGCCTAATGACCAATACGCCCTTGTGGTTGTTAGATGTACAGCAAGATTTGGGCAGCATCAAAGCCACGCTTGCTGGACAAGGGCGTGAAATAGGCGAGATAAAATCCAAGGTGGATAAGATTGAAACACGCATGGGCAAGGTGGAAAGGTTTGTGCCCTGTAACAGCAAACCCAATGGTGTTGCTGGTTGGGTGGAGGGCCACCCGAAGGCGAGTACTGCCAGCATACTTGTGGCGGCTGTTACATTGTTGCGCATCGTGGACAATTTGTTGGGAGGCTTGTAAGCATGGTAAACGAGATTGTTGTTGTAAATCGTGGTTTGATGCGTGTAACCAAAAACACCAACCAAGTGGTGTTTGGGCCTGGTGTTGCAAAGTATGAGGGGGTGAAAGGCTTGGCGGAAGTTGATGCCATACGCTTTGACCAATTTGTGGAGCCTGTACAGTTAAGCAGCTTGCGCAAGCGTGTTGCGGGCCATAGTGCAACGGGCCACAAGCGCATAACCAACATTGCCATGGTGAAGGGTGATGTTGTAAGCATCGAGGTGGTGTTGTTTAACCTACAAGATAGGGATACCAGCCCCAGGAGTGTTGTGGTAACAATACATAATGGGCCGGATAGTGACAGCCCAATAATCTATGAGGGCGAGTTTGTTGATGCGGTGCAACCTGTAAGGTTGGGCGAGTTTGATACGGACGCCAACCATAGCAATGTATTGTTTGATACCGGCTTCATAATCCCAACTGACGGCACTTATTGTGTTGCTTTTTGGGCAACGGGTACCACGCCCCCGAACACGGGCGAGCCTTCCATAAGCATTGTGCCCGATACTGAAACGCCAGCTGCAAGGGTGTATGGTGGCCAAACGGGTGGCCGCCTATATTTCCAGGGCGAGCCATATTTGGTTGGGGCACCAGCTCAATGGAATCCTACCATGGTTTTGCCGCTTACCAGGTTGCATGCTTTTGTTGCATACAACCAGCCGCCCGCAGACGAAAACTTGGGCAGCATGTTGTATAAGGTGGCGGCGTTGTTGCCAAACTTTGTTGGTTGTGCCAGGCTTGGCGTGTACAACAAAACGGCCAACACAATGGAGTTGGTGGACTTTGCGGTGGCTGATGCTGCCGGCGAAGCGGGTGCAACCGCTGAGGAGGTTTGGGCATACGCTTTGGCGGGTACTGCTGCGGGCACCAGGTTGGCACGGGCTGACGATAACATCGAAGACGGCGTGTTTGGGCTTGATGCTGCAAAGGTGCAGCGGGACGGTATTGCGGGCAGTATTGCTGGCCTCAATGATATAACGCCGGAAGATGTTTGGGCGTTGGAGGTGGTGGATACGCCGGTTTACGATGCCAAAGCAGCCCTCAAGGAGTGTGTGCTCCAGATTATGCACCCAAGCCACGGTTTGGTTAATGCACAAGCTTCACGGGTGGAAATCTTGGCGGCTATTAACCAGCTTAACAACATATCTGTGGACGATGTTTGGAACAAGCTGGTTGGTGGTACACAAGTAACCATGGAAGAGCATCTTATTTGGATTGGCGATTATATCTCCTCGCCTACCTGGGGGCTCGTACAAGCGAAAAGCCAGCGTGATGGCATACAAACCGGTGTTTTGACAATAATTTCACAACCGGATTGGGGTATGATTGCCGCCCAGACACAACGGGACACGATAGAGGCCAATATGTTGGCATACCACAATGCTGTTATGGCATTGCTTGGCAACCCAACCGTACCAACCGATACCGTGTTTACCCTGTTGGAAACGATAAGCAGCGAGGTTGCAATCGGCCTGGGCGAAAGGGTTGTAAACCAAGACGGGTTTTATGATGCCAGCGACATCTTCCACCCTAACGGCAGCGGGCCTGTAACCGACGGCACTTTGCCCTTGGACGATGTACAAGTTTATGTTTATGCAGAACTACCAGGCACAGGCAAATGGACGCACCTGTTTGCCCGTACCACAACCACGGCCAATGGCAAATGGGCAACCAAGCTGGACGACGGCATATACATCTTGTGGTTTTACCGTGCTGACCGGCTTGATATATTGGAATGGCGGGCCATAAGCCCTGACGGCAGCGTGGAAAATCCAACCACCGACCCAAGGGGGTATATCTGATATGACAAGCATGCCGCCTGTTACACCGGCTGGTTATGTGAGCGTGGAGCGTGTGCGACAGTTTACAGCTGCGCCACTTGATGCAGTAAGCGACGCCATGATATTGCGAGCAATCCTTGCGGGCGACAGCCTGTTGGATAAGATGACGGGCCGGCATTGGGGGCAAACCCAGGTTGTTGGCGAGTACCATGATATGGACAAAACTTTGCGCACGCTGGTTTACCCTGTGATAAGTGTTGAAACCATGGAGGGGTATCGTGGCGGCAGTTGGGAGCCGTTGCTGGAGTGGAATCCAGATACCCGACAGGGTGTTTGGCGTTTCAAAGCCCGTTATGCGGGTATAATCGAGTGGGTGCAAACACCAAGCGTGGCGGGCAGGGGTGCAATCCGCATGAATTATACTGCTGGTTATGCAGCTGTGCCGGAGTACATACAAGACATAAGCATGCGGTTGGCTGCGATTACCACTTTGCAAACCATGGCCGGCTTTGTTTTGCCCGATTATGCCAGCGTTACCGAGGGTGCTTTGAGCATAAGTTGGGGTGGTTACACGGGCAAGTATGGCAGCCGTGTTGCCGAGTTGCAAAAAGAGGTGGAGGCCATGGTGCAAATGTTAGGCGGGAGGCTGGACTTTGCGTTTCAAGGTTGACTTTCCAGGGTTGTTGAGAGCATACCAAACACCTGTGGTTATACACCACCGTACCGAAACGGGTAAAGATGCGTATGGCCAACCTGTTTTTACCGTTGTGGATTATGAGCTTAATGCCCATTTCCAGGAGATGCCCGTTGAACAACTGTTACAATACCAGGGCATAAGCGGCACCCGTATGGCCAACCTGTTTGTACCCCTTGGCACCATACTTGCTGTTGGTGATGGCGTGACAGCGGGCGAATCTGCTTGGGTGGTTGTAACC